GACGGCACGATCGACTGGTATTGCTGCCCGCGATTCGACTCGCCGAGCGTCTTCGCGGCGATTCTCGACGCGGACCGAGGGGGCGTGTTCCGGATCTCGCCCGACCATGAAGGCTGGACCTCCAAGCAGCTCTATCTCCCTGACACCAACGTCCTCATCACCCGCTTCCTGATGCCAGGCGGAGTGGGAGAGGTGCAGGACTTCATGCTCCCGGCTCGCACCGGCGAGGGAGCGCACCACCACCGGTTGATTCGCCGGGTGGTCGCGGTGCGTGGCGAGATGCGCTTCGTCGTCGATGTCGCCCCACGCTTCGACTACGCGCGCGCCCGCCACGAGGTCGCGCTCACTCCCCATGGCGCGCTCTTCCGCTCGCCGGAGCTGTCGCTCCGTCTCTCGACGCGCTGCCCGCTCGAGATCGTCGACAGCGACGTCCGCGCTCGCGTCGAGCTTCGGGCCGGGGAGACGGCGACCTTCGTGCTCGAGCGCGTCCAGCCCGGCGAGGTTCCGGTGCCCTACTCCGATGCCGACATCAACGCCGAGTTCGACGCCACTGTGGCGTTCTGGCGCCGCTGGCTGCGCGGCTCGCGCTACACCGGGCGCTGGCGCGAGACGGTGCACCGATCGGCGCTCACGCTGAAGCTGCTCACCTACGCGCCCACCGGCGCGATCGTGGCCGCCCCAACCACCAGCCTGCCGGAGGCTCTCGGCGGCGGGCGCAACTGGGACTACCGCTACACGTGGATGCGCGACGCCACCTTCACGCTCTACGCGCTGCTCAGGCTCGGGTTCACCGAGGAGGCCGGCGCGTTCATGGGCTGGCTGGAGAGGCGCGTCCGCGAACCCGCCGACCGCGAGTCCGGGCCGCTTCAGATCATGTACGGCATCGACGTCGCGTGGATCACCGGCAAGGACGCGAAGATCGCCGAGTGGCAGGCCGCGAACCTGGCCATGTACACGGGCATCATCGAGGTCGCGGTGGGGCATCTGGCCGCGCAGACCCGCACACCGCAGCACTACCTGATCGGCAAGATGGCCAACCTCGCCGAGGGCGCCCTGCTCGCCGCGGAGACCGGCCTCGTCAAGCGGTGCGACGAGAAGATCCTCTGGTACGGGCAGGGCCTGCGCGAGGTGGGCCGGTTGATCGCACTGGCCAAGGGCGAGGACGCGAAGGCCGAGGCACTCCGCTCGGGGCGCGTGTTGTGGGCGGACACCGAGTCCCGCAGCCACGCTCAGATGGCGGATGCGCTGCTGAAGCTGAAGCAGCTCGGGTTCCCCTTCGAGTGGCTGGCCCTGCGCTACGGGCTGACGCCGACCGAGGTGGCCGACGTCGTGGCGATGCGGGAGCGGGAGATGGAGATGGACCCCGTCGCCGAGATCACCCGCACCCTGACCGCCGGGGCGCCCGAGCCCGCCGACGAGGCAGACCCGCAGGCGGAGGCCGAGGACCCTGACGACCTGGAGGAGCCGGAGGCCGCGGCGTGAGCCCGTCCCCGGAGGCGGTCGCGCACATGGAAGCGCGTGCTCGTCTCGCGGAGGCGACCGGGCGGGCGGCCCGAGGAGTGTGGCGCGAGATCGACCGGGACAACATCTACAGCTCCTGGCTGACCCTGCTGGCACGCCTGGTGGCGATCGTGACGGCCGGCCAACTGGCCGCCGCGCGCGGCGCCGAGCCGTGGCTTGAGGAACTCCTCGGCGAGGACCCGGACCAGCCTGGATCCGCGCGCCTGGTGCCCGCGGCGCTGGCCGGTGTGGACGGCGGCGGGCGGCCGCTCGCGAGCGGCCTGATGGCGCCGATGTGGTCCGCGCTGCGGCTCGTCACCGCGGGCAGGCCCATCACGCAGGCGATGGTCCACGGTCAGGCACTCCTGGACGTCATCGTGCAGACCGCCGTGGCGGACGCGGGACGGGTCGCGGACCAGGTCGCCATGGTGTCGAGGCCGGCCGTCAAGTCCTACGTGCGGGTGGTGGAGGGCGGCGCCTGCTCGCGGTGCGTCATCCTCGGCGGCATCGAGTCGTCGGTGTCCCGCGCGTTCCAGCGCCACCCGAAGTGCAAGTGCTCCATGGACCCGGTCACCGACGACCACCGGCCCACCGCGACCAGCCCGAAGGAACTCTTCGACGCGATGTCGCCCGCCCAGCGCCGGAAGACGTTCGGCGAGGCCGGGACGAAGGCGATCGAGGACGGCGCGGACATCGCCCAGGTCGTCAACGCCCGCCGCGGCATGACCTCGGCCACCGTGTTCGGCCGACGCGTGCAGGCCACCTCGGAGGGCATCACCTCGCGCGGCTTCGCGGGGTCCCGCCTGAAGAACCTGAAGAAGGTGCAGGGCCAGCGCTACCGCGTCTCACAGACTCCGCGGCTCATGCCGGAGGAGATCTACCGGCTCGCAGACGACCGCGAACACGCGATTCGGCTGCTGACCCGGCACGGCTTCATCGCCTGATCCGACCGCGCGCAACGCACGGTCCCTTCACCCCGCAACGGGAGACACATCATGCACGCACCCCTGCCCGTACACCCGCGCACGCACGTCCGCGCGCTGGGCTGGCGCAAGGCCCGCCCCGGCGAGGACGACGACCAGCTGTACCCGGTCTGGCCGATCCTCGGCGGCGCCGAGGACGACGACCAGGACGACGACGCTGGCGACGGCGGAGACGACGCCGATGACCAGGACGACGACGGCTCGGACGAGGGCGGCGACGGGGACGAGGACGGCGGTGACGCCGACGGCTCCGGCGGAGACGACGACGCGGACCCCGAGGGCGCCGACCAGCTCGGCGACAAGGGCAAGCGCGCGCTCGCCTCGATGAAGGGCAAGTGGCGCACCGAGCGCGACAAGCGGCGGGAGCTGGAGCGGCTCCTGGCGGAGAAGGACGCCACCTCATCGGGCGGCGCCAAGGACGACGCGGACACGGTCCGCAGGCAGGCGGAGGCGGCCGCAACGGTCAAGGCCAACGTCCGCATCGTCCGTTCGGAAGTGCGCGCCGCGGCGGCCGGCAAGCTCGCCGACCCCAAGGACGCGCTCACGTTCCTCGACCTCGGCCAGTTCGAGGTGAACGAGGACGGCGAGGTCGACGCGGAGGAGATCTCCGATGCGATCGACGACCTGCTGAAGAGCAAGCCCTACCTGGCAGCCGCAACGGCCAAACCGAGGTTCCAGGGCACCGGCGACGGCGGGGCAGCGCGCAAGGCGTCCCGGCCCAAGCAGCTCACTGAGCAAGACCTCAAGACCATGTCGCCCGAGGCGATCGACAAGGCCCACAAGGAGGGCCGGTTCGACGACCTGCTGGGCGGCGGCTGACCCATAGGGAGGGCCCACCGTGGCTATCACCAACTTCAAGCCGCAGATCTGGAGCGCCCGGCTCCTGGTCGCGTGGCGCAAGGCACTCGTCTACGGCGGGCCCATGGTGGTCAACCGGGACTACGAGGGCGAAATCGCCGACGCCGGTGACGTCGTCAAGATCACTTCCATCAGTGACCCGACGATCGCGGACTACGTGGCGAACTCGACGACGATCACGCCGGAGGAGCTGACCGACGCTCAGCGGAACCTGGTCATCGACCAGTCGAAGTACTGGGCGTTCAAGGTCGACGACGTCGACAAGCGGCAGGCCAAGGGCAACGTCATGCCGGAGGCGATGAGCCGCGCCGCGTACAAGCTGGCCGACACCGCCGACCAGTACGTCGCGGGCCTCTACACGGGCGTGGCTGCGGGCAACAACCTCGGCACCGTGCCGGTCGTCGCGGCCACTCCGGAGGACGCCTACGACGACGTCCTCGTCCCGCTCAAGGTGGTCCTCGACGAGGCGGACGTCCCGACCGTGGGCCGCTACTGCGTGGTCCCGGCCTGGTTCCACGGCCGTCTGCTGCGTGACGACCGGTTCGTCTCGGCGGACAAGGCCGGCACCACCGAGGGCCTGCGGAACGGCTTCGTGGGACGCGCGGCAGGCTTCGACATCATGATGTCGAACAACTGCCCGAACCCGACCGGTGACGACTACGTCGTCCAGGCCGGTGTCAACGCGGCGATCTCCTTCGCCGAGCAGATCAACAAGACCGAGGCGTACCGCCCCGAGTCGTCGTTCTCGGACGCCGTGAAGGGCCTGGCCCTGTACGGGGCGAAGCTCGTGCGCCCCGACGGCATCGCCATCGCCACCGCCTCCCAGACCTGATCAGGAAGGAGACCAAGCCATGCCGCGTACCGCCATCGCGTACCGCAACCTGGTCGCCAACAGCTCCCTCAACGGCGCCACCGGTCCGACGACCGTGGACGCCACGCTCGTCACCAACGGCGTCGTCATCAACGACGCCGTGCCCGAGTACACCCTCATCCGCACGACCCACACCGACGCGGCCGCGCACGACCTCATCGTCCGTGCCGGCGACAACCCGCCCGCCCTCGCCGCGGGGCAGGGGGACCTCACCGTCGAGGTGGCGGCCACCTCCGGGGTCCGGTACTTCGGGCCGTTCGAGTCGGGCCGGTTCCTGCAGAACGACGGCACGATGCTGATCGACTTCGAGACCGGCTACGCCGGGACGATCGACATCCTGCGCATCCCGCGGAGCGTGTGATGACTGCGCAGCTTCCCGACGACGTCACCGAAGAGGAACTGGCCGCCGCGCTGCGGCTCGTGCGCCGCCGTCAGACCGCCCAGGCGCGGCCGCCGGTGCAGGACGAGGGCACCGTCTTCATCCGGGGTGAGGGCGGTGCCGTCTTCGAGGTGACCCCGTCGAAGATGACCCCGGACATGAAGCGACGCCTCATGCTGGGCTACCTGCGGCAGGTCAACGCGGACGGCTCCCCGCTGAGGGAGTCGGCACCGGCTGCGCCCGCCGCACTGGCAGGCGGCAGCGCGCTGACCCAGGGCCAGGTGCCCAGGCCCGCGAAGTCCGCGCCGAAGAAGGACTGGGTCCTGTACGGCGTGACCGTTCTCGGCCTGGACGCCGAGGTCGCCGAGGGCATGACCCGGCAGGAGCTCATCGATCTCCCGGCCGACCACGCCCAGCACTCCGGCCCGACGCCCGGCGCCGCGAGCGCAACGCCCGCCGCCGGACGCCCGGACGAGGACGCCCCGAAGGCGGCATGGGTCGACCACATCGTCAAGCAGGGGCTGCTGTCCCGCGAGGACGCCGAGGCGTACACCAAGGACGACCTGATCGCCATGATCTCCTGACCGGAAGGGAGGCTGGCTGTGGCGCTTGCTGCTCTGGCGACCCTCGCCGACCTCACGGCCCGCGGCCTGACCGTCGAGGCCGGCCAGGAGACCACCGTCGCCACGACCTACCTCGACGTCTCATCCACCGCGGTCCGGGAGGCCGCCGGGGTGCCGATCTCCCAGACCACTTCCACCGTGCTGCTGGAAGGGCCGCCGTCTGAGTGGCTGACCCTGCCGGGGCTGCCGATCCTGTCGGTGGCCACGGTGGAGATCGACGGGGAGGCGGTCACCGACTGGCGGCTTCGCTCGCACCGGCTGTGGCGCTCCTGCGGCTGGTCGCCTGGCTGCGGTCCGTCGGAGGTCGAGGTGGTCCAGACGCACGGCCTGAGTCCGGTGCCCTCAGACATCGTCGACCTGGTGTGCCGGATCACGGCAACCGCGCTGGCCGACTACCGGGCTGACCCCGACGGCGCGGGCCTGGCGGCTGTGGACATCCGATCCGAGCGGATCGGCGACTACTCCGTGACCTACGGGGACTCCGGGCTGATCACCACGATGGAGCTCCCGGACTACCTGCGCGAGCGGCTGGCCGCACGGTTCGGCGGCGGCGCGGCACTGGTGAGGTCGCGGTGAGGGGCCGCGGCAGCATCGGCCGCTACCTCAACCGGCAACTGCAGGTGTACCGGCCGCAATCGGTACCGGACGACTACGGCGGCCAGGAGACGGCTCTCGTCACGGTCGGCACGGTACGGGCGAAGGTCGACCAGCCCTCCCCGACCGAGCGGATGGTCGCCGCACAGACCAACTCCCAGCACTCGCACGACATCTACCTGCTGCCCGGCGCGGACGTGCGCCGCGGCGACGAGCTGCGCGGTACCGACGCGCTCGGCCACGACCAGGTGTTCCGGGTGCAGTCGGTGGTCCAACCCTCCACCCCCGTCTACACGAAGGCTCTCGTCGAGCTGACCCAAGCAGAAGGAGAACCCGATGGCTGAGCTCACCCTCGTCAGCGTGCCGGTGGCCACCGGTATCGCCGACGTCGCCGCCCAGGCAGTGGCGGCCGCCTCGGGCGGCGACACCGCCCAGGTCGGGCCGGGCCGATTCCTGTACATCAACAACGCGGACGCCTCGTCGAAGACCGTCACGGTGGTGGCGCCGGGCACGGTGAAGGGGCTCGCGGTCGCGGACGCCTCGGTCGTGGTGGCCGCCGGAGACCACGCGATCATCCCGCTGAACAACGTCTACCGCGGCGTCACCGGCCGCGCGTCCATCACCTACAGCGCCGTCACCTCAGTGACGGTGGCCTCCTTCGAACTGGAATCCTGACCCGTGGCCGGGCGCCGAAGGGCACGCGTGGAAATCGTCGGCCTGGACCGGCTGCAGCGGCGCCTGGCCGAGGTGGTGCCGCAGCTGAAGGAGGCCGCGCAGGCGGCCGTCAAGGACGCGGGCCAGACGATGAAGGCCGACGTGGCGCGAGGCGTCCGCAAGGACACGCAGAACCTGCAGAACAGCGTCGAGGACACCTACGACCGCGACGGACTGCGCACGTCGGTGGGCTGGCGCGACCAGGACGACCTGTACGCCGTGTTCCACGAACGCGGCACCCGTCGCATGCCCGCGAACCCCACGCTGATCCCGGCACTGGCCCGTGAGGGCCCGCAGCTGGTGGCCAAGCTGCGGGACGAGGTGAGGAGGCAGCTGCGGTGACCATGCCCGTCTCCGACTCCGCCCTGCTGCCGCTGCAGGCAGCCGTCCGTACCGCCCTGAAGGCCGACACCCAGCTACGCGGCTTGGTGCAGGGCGTCGTCGACTGGGTCGACGAGGGCCAGGCGTACCCGTACATCGTCCTCGGCGAGGCCATCGAGACGCCGGACAACAGCCACGACAGCCACGGCTCCAACACCGTGATCACCCTGCATGTGTGGTCGAAGTATCGCGGCTACGCGCAGGCGCTCACGATCGCCGCCCGGGTGCGGGCCCTGCTCGAGCACCAGCCGCTGACGATCGCCGGGCACCGGCACGTGGCCACCTACTACGTCTCGCAGCAGACGCTCACCGACCCCGAACCGCCGGGCGACATCCGGCACGTACCCATCTCGTTCCGGGTCCTGACCCAGGTCAGCCCCTAACCACCAGCATCAGGAAGGAAGTGACCCGCCATGGCCGGTGAGGACGCAACCGGAACCCAGCTCAAGCGTGACAGCAACGGCGCCGGGGTGTTCGTGACGATCGCGAGCGTCGAGGATCTGTCGGGGCCCTCCCGCTCCCGCAACATGATCGACGTGTCCGCGCACGACTCCCCGGACAACTACCGGGAGTTCGTCAAGGGCATGAAGGACGGCGGCGAGGTCACCGCCACGATCAACTACCAGCCCGGTGAGACCACCCATCAGGCCCTGGACGCCGACTTCGAAGAGGACGAGCTGCGCGACTACCAGCTCGTGCTGCTGCCCGGTGATTCGGACGAGCACACCTGGGAGTTCACCGCGGGCATCTCGGATATCAGCGATGAGTTCCCCCTCGACGACAAGATGGCCCGCGAGGTCACTTTCAAGATCAGCGGCAAGCCGACGCTGACCCCGACCGGCTGACACAGCAGACAAGGAGCAGCCCCGTGGGCAGCATCAAGGAAGCCATCCGGGCCGCGCAGGACATCGGCCGCGAGGAAGACGTGGACATCCCCGAGTGGGGCATCACCGTCGACGTGTGGGGCCTGCCCTCGGGGGACTGGGAGGCCTACCAGAACAAGCTGAACAAGCTCCGTTTCTCCGAAGGCAAGGGCGGGGCGGAGATGAACGTCCGCTCCAACCGGGCGGAGATCATCGCCAAGTCGCTGCGGGAGCCGGGCACGGACCAGCTCGTCTTCACCGACCTGGCCGAGGGGATCTCGATCCTGTCCAAGAAGAACCAGGGCACCGTCGACGGCCTGTTCAAGCTGATCCGGCATCTGTCGGGTGAGGACCGGGACTTCGAGCAGAAGGTGAAGGACGCGGAGGGAAACTCCGCCGACGGCCAGAGCTGAAGCTTCTCCTCGACCTGGCCGTCGCCTTCCACATCCCGCCGGACGAGGTCATGGACCGCTTCTCCGAAGAGTCCATGATCCTCCTGGTCGCGTACCAGAACCTGTACGGGCCCATCACCCCGAACCGGCTGGACATCACCCTCGCCCGTCTCGGCATGGACGTGGTCGCCCCGCACATGAAACGCGGCAGGCGGCCCGCGCTCAAGGACCACCTGATGACGTGGTCCCGCGCCGCCCGGCCGCGCCGCACCGGGCGGGAACTCCTTGAGGTCGTCAAGGGCATCCAGGCCGCCTACGACCAGGCCGACGAACGGCAGCAATCACAGCGCGGCGAGCGGGCCCGACTCGCCCGCCGGGCCCTGCGGACACGACGGGAGGGCTGACGCATGGCGGTTCTGGATGAGCTCCTGGTGCGCCTCGGCGTCGACATGTCGGATGCCGAGCAGCAGGTGGACGAGGGCGCGCAAGGCATCGAGAACCGGCTGAACGGGCTGAGTGTGGCCGGTGGTGTTGCGGCGGCCGGCCTCGGTGCCGCCTTCGTCGTCGGGCTCGGCGCGGCGATGGACATCTCCTCGGTCACCACCCAGCTGGAGAACCAGCTGAACCTGACCGACGAGGAAGCCGCCCGCGCCGGGTCGGTCGCCGGTGACGTGTTCGCCGCCGGGTTCGGCGGATCCATGGACGAGGTCGGCGAGGCCCTGTCGGCGGTGTCGTCGTCGATGCAGGAGTTCGGCACCGTCTCCGACAAGGAGATGGAGCAACTGACGAAGTCCGCGCTCGGCCTGGCGAAGACGTTCAACTTCGACGTCAACGAGGCCGCCGCGGGCGCAGGCAACCTGATCAAGGCCGGACTGGCGAAGGACGGCACCGAGGCCATGGACCTCCTCGCCGCGGCAGCGCAGAAACTGCCCTCCGCGATGCGCGAGGAACTGCCCGCGGTCACCAAGGAGTACTCGGAGTTCTTCGGGCAACTCGGCTTCACCGGCCCGCAGATGATGGGCCTGCTCACCGAGGCCGCAAAGAATCCGACGTTCGAGATCGACAAGATGGGCGACGCCATCAAGGAGTTCACACTCCTCATGGCGGACACCGGCAAGGTCACCGACCCGCTGAAGGAACTCGGCCTGGACGTCGAGCACATCCAGAAACTCATGAACACCGGGCAGGGCACGAAGGCCTTCGACGAGGTCAACAACGCCCTGCTGAAGGTCGAGGACCAGACCAAGCGCACCGCGCTGCAGGCCGCCCTCTTCGGCGGCCCCGGCGAGGACGTCGGCAACACGCTGCAGGCCATCGCCGAGGCCGGAGGCACCGCGGGAACCAGCCTCGGAGACGTCGCCGGCGCGGCGAAGAAGGTCACCGACAAGATGGAGGCCAGCCCCGCCCAGCAGTTCGATTCGATCATGCGGTCGGTGACGATGACGCTCGGCGAGATGCTGCTGCCCGCGCTGAAGTTCGTCGCCAACCTGTTCGCCGAGCACCCCGGCCTGGTGAAGGTCCTCGTGCCGATCGTGCTCGCCCTCGCCGCAGCTCTGGTCATCGCTGCGGCCGCACAGTGGGCGATGAACGCGGCACTGCTGGCGAACCCGTACACGTGGATCGTCATCGCCATCGTCGCCCTCGCGGCGATCATCATCGCCAACTGGGACAAGATCAAGGAATGGACCATCAAGATCTGGGACGCGGTCTGGGGGTTCATCAAGGGCGCCGCCGCGAAGATCTGGGACATCTTCCTGAACTGGACGATCCTCGGCCTGGTCATCAAGCACTGGGACACCATCAAGTCCAAGACGATCGCCGCCTGGAACGCGATCGTCGCCTGGGTCAAGGGCATCCCCGGCATGCTCTACAACGCGTTCCTGAACTTCACCCTGATCGGCCTACTGATCAAGCACTGGGACACGATCAAGCGCAGCGTGAGCGACCGGGCAAACGGACTGATCGACCTGGTGCGCCGTCTCCCCGGCCGTATGGCGGACGCGGCGCGCGGTATGTGGGGGTTTGTCACCAGCGGCCTGAAGGGCGCTGTGAACGGTGCGATCGGCATCGTCAATGACGCGATCTTCTTCATCAACGACAAGCTGATCGCCAACGCCAACCGGATCCCCGGCGTGAGCATCCCCTGGATCCCCTACATTCCGTTCCTCGCCGAGGGCGGCATCACCACCGGGCCCACGCTGGCGATGATCGGCGAGGGCGCCGAGGACGAGGTCGTGCTGCCGCTCTCTCGGCTGGAAGGCATGCTGAACACCGCCTCCGCGCCGTCCGTGCACAAGGTGGCCCCCGCCGAGCAGCGCATGGTGCTCGAACTACGCGGCGGCTCCCGCGCCTTCCGTGAGTTCTTCCAGGAGTCCGTGCGCGCCGAGGCGGGCAGCGACATCGAGGTCTACGTGAGGGGATGACATGGCACTGCCCCCCAGGCTGTGGGCCGAACTGCACTTCGACGGCACGTGGAACACGGTCACCCGGGACCTTCGCAAGACCTCAAGCGTGACGTTCACGCGCGGCCTGTCCGCGGAGTCGTCCTCTGCGGCCGCCCCCACGGTCTGCGAATGCGTCCTGGACAACCGCAGCTTCACGTATGCGCCGCGCAACCCGGAATCCGACCTGTACGGCAAGATCGGACGGAACACACCCATGCGGCTCGGCTACTACGCCGGGTCGCCCTGGGCCGAGATGCCGGGCACGACGGGGAACTCGCTGACCACCCCCGACGCCGCGGGGCTGGCCGTGACGGACCTGGACCTGCGTATCGAACTCGCCCTGGAGGACTGGTCACAGCAGAAGATCGCCGGACGGTACGAGGTCACGGGCGACAACCGCAGCTGGGGCCTCATGATGGGCGGAACGGGCCAGGTGTCGCTGCTGTGGTCGCCCAACGGCACTCTGGCGAGCCGGATCCAGGAGTTCTCCACCGAACCCCTCAAGGCGTACAACGGCCAGCGCCTGACCCTGCGCGTCACGCTCGACGTGAACAACGGGGCCGGAGGGTACGAGGTGCGCTTCTACACGGGCCGCACCGTCGATGACGAGGAGTGGAACCTCCTCGGCGAACCCGTCGTGGGTGCGGCGACCACGGCCGTGTTCGACGGCACAGCCGGGATCGAACTGGGCGACATCGCCGATCTTTCGGACGACACCATGAACGGGAAGCTGTTCGCCTTCAAACTCCTCAGCGGCATCGGCACGGCGGGGACCGTCGCCGCTTCCATGCGGACCTCGGACGCCGGCGTCGGGGTGCGGTCGTTCACGTCGGGCGGCGTCACCTGGACGGTCAACGGCGGCGCCGCTCTGACCAACAAACACGTGCGGATCTCCGGCGAGGTCCCCGAGTGGCCTCCCACGCGGGACATCAGCGGCAACGACACCTACGTCACAGTGACGCCCACCGGGGTCACCCGGCGTATGGATGCGGGCAACAAGCCGGAGGACTCGGCGCTGCTGCGCTTCATCCGCGCCAACAACCCGATCGAGTGCTGGCCGCTGACGGACGGCGAGGACAGTGTTGACGCCCGGTCGCTGGTCGGCGGCCGTGACATGAAACAGCGCTTCCTGTCTACCGACACGTCGCCGAACTTCGCCAAGGGCGAGCTGGCCCCCTGGATCGAGCCAGTCATCCAGGTGCGCCCCGATACGACGGGCGCCCTGGAGGGCCTGGTGCCCGACAGCACCTCTGCGGCGGCCAAGTGGTCGGTTGATCTGTTCATGCGCGGCGGCGGCAACGAGTCGGCCGGAGGCCTCGTCATCTACGACCGGGGAGCCGGCACCGACGCCGACAACCAGTTCTCCGTGTTCATGGTGTTCAACGGCAACCTCGACTCCCTCGCCACCACGTACACCCTGCAAGGGGAGACCTCCTCCTCCACCACCCTCCTCACCGCCGGTGCCGGGGCGAACATCTACGACGAAGGCCTGCACCACATCCGCCTGACCATGGACCCCGGAGCCAGCAGCACAGGCTGGGAGATGTACACCGACGGCACCCTCCTCGACAGCGGCACCCTGGCCAGCATCGTCGTCAAGGCCCCGCGTCTCATCGACCTGCGGTTCGGGTTCCTCACGCTGGCCGACGAGACGATGACCGACCGCGGCTTCGGCTACGTCACCTACTGGGACGGCAACGGCCCCACAGCCGCCCAGATGTGGCAGGCGGCAACAGGGTTTCCCGGCGAGACGGCCGGGGCGCGCATCGAGCGCCTGGCCACCGAGAGCGGCTATACGGCCACCGTGGCGGGCGAGAGCATCCACCAGGAGCTGATGGGCGTCCAGACCCGGCAGAAGCTCCTCGCCCTCATGAACGAGGCGGCGAGGACCAACTTCGGCTACCTCCTCGACGCCCGTGACCGCGCCGAGGTCATCCACCGGGGCCACTCGACGCTATGGAATCAGCCGCCGGCCGTCACGCTGGACTTCTCCGCAGGTCTGATCTCCTCGCCGTTCGCGCCCCGCGACGATGACAAGCTCACGGAGAACGACGTGAGCGTTCGGCGTCGGTTCGGGCAGGTCCCCGCCCGGCAGGTGCTGGAGAGCGGCGCCCTGTCGGTGCTGGAGCCGCCGGACGGCGTGGGCCGGTACGACAACGAGTACACCTACAGCCTCTACACCGACGCCCAGGCCGCCGGAACGGCCGCCATGCTGCTGCACCTGGGCACGTATGACGGCGTGCGCTACAGCCGCATCACGCTCGATCTGGCCAACCCGCGCGTGGCGCAGATGATCGACCCCATCCTGCGCCTCGACGTGGGCGACAAGGTGCGCCTGACCCGCCTGCCCAAGGACCACGGGCCGGACGACGTGGACGTCCTGGTCGTCGGCTACACCGAGGAGGCGGGCCCGGACCGGTGGCGCCTCGTCCTCAACTGCGTGCCCGCCGAGCCGTGGACCGCCTTCACCCTCGGCAGCGATACCTACAGCCGTCTGGACACCGCCGGATGCGAACTCACCTCTGGTATCACGGCCACCGCCACCTCCGTGGCCGTCACCACCACCGCACTCCGGCGATGGATCGACTCGGCCACCTACCCGACCCACTTTCCGTTCGACGTCAGGGTGGGAGGCGAGGTCATGCGGGTCACCGCCTGCACCGGCACCACCCTCAGCCAGACCTTCACCGTGACCCGCTCGGTCAACGGCGTGAGGAAGGCGCACGACGCCGGTGAGAGCGTCGCCCTGGCCCACCCCGTCTACCTATCCCTGTAGGGAGTGAGCCCGTGGCCAAGTACCCGGAGCTGTTCGCAGGCATGAAGGTCACGGCCGACCTGATGTCAGCGGGACTGCCCGACATCGTCACCAAGCAGATCACCGAGTCCGTCACCTCCAGCACCACGTTTCAGAACGACGACGAGCTGTTCGTGTCGGTGGAGGCCAACGCCAAATACGACGTCGAGCTGTTCCTGCTGCACTCCTCGGGCACGACCGGCCGCCTCAAGATCCAGTTCACGGCGCCCGCCTCGGCCTCCTTCGCCTGGGGCGTGCATGCCGCCGAGGTCAACACCACGACGTCCAATGCGGTGCCCGAGACCGTCATGGCCAGCCGGACCATCGGCGAGACCGCGCAGATCGGCGGCGGAAACGCCACCGGCACCACCGCCTTCGTCCGGGGGACGCTCACCACCTCGGCCACCGCCGGGACGCTCACCTTGCAGTGGGCGCAAGTCACGTCGAACGCCACCGCCTCACAGGTACGTGCGGGCAGCATCCTCAGCATCAAGCGAATCGCCTGACCCTATGTCGACAGAGAGGGAACACGCTCATGCCGCTCGGACCGGAACAAGGACCGGAAAGGGTCGAATACACCATCAACTTCACTCACCCCGATCTGGGGCCGGAGGGGAGCACGATCTACTTCGCCGTCACGCACGACCAGCCCGTCGACACAACGGAAGCCGAGAGCGACACCATGTTCCAGAAGCTGGTGGACCTGATCGACGGCTCGCCCGACTTCAACTTCCAGTCCGCACAGAAGACGTACACGATGAACCGGCCCATGACGGCGACCGCGTGACCTGACCCGCGCCCGCTCACCCTGCCCCGAGCCACCAGGCCGGGGCCTTTCTCATGTCTGGAGGCCCCATGGGCACACCCCGGAGCCCTGATCGGCTCATCGCGATCCTCAGAGCCGAGGGCGTCAAGATCTCCGAATACCCCGGCTGGCGCGGCCGCGAACGCGACGACGAGACGGGCAAGACCTTCGGCCCCGTCCACATGATCCTCAACCACCACACGGCCGGCCGGAACTCACGAGACATCGTCGCCCGTGACGGCGTCGCCGGACTGCCCGGCCCGCTCGCCCACATCCACCTCGCCAAGACCGGTGTCGCCACCCTCTGCTCGGCCGGACGCACCAACCACGCCGGACTCATGGCGAGGAACGCGTACAACAGTTTCCTCAACGAGGACGCCGTGCACCCGGCGCCCGCCAAGTCCTCGGGCACGGTCGACGGCAACGACGTCGCCTACGGCATCGAGACGGAGAACCTCGGCGACAACGAGGACCCGTACACGCGGGCGCAGTACGACGCGTGGGTGCGGATCAACGCCGCGTTCTGCCGCGAGTACGGCTGGTCGGCGGACTCGTGCGGCGGCCACAAGGAGACCAGCATCGAGGGCAAGGTCGACCCGCGCGGCCCGGTCGAGGGCTACGGGTCGCGCGGCCGGTTCGCCTTCTCGATGGGCCAGTTTCGCAAGGACGTCGCCGAACGGCTCAAGCATTCGGCCAGTTGGTCGCCCGGCACGACGTCGGCCCCGAAGCCGCCGACCGTCGAGGAGCGGCTCACCGCCCTGGAGAAGACCGTCAAGGACCAGGGCGCGCGCCTCGCCGCCCTGGAGAAAGGAGCCTGACCATGGCATCACCGTCCGCCCCCATCGAGAAGAAGGTGAAGGCCGCCTCGGCAGCCACCTACCTGCTCAGCGTCGCGGGGCTCTCGATCCTCGGCGCGGTCACCGACAACCCGTCACTGGTCGGGAGCCTGCCGGACGGCTTGGAGCCGTTCATCCTCGCGCTCGTACCGGCCGCGTCCGCTGCGATAGCCGGATGGGCGGCCCCGCACACCCCGCGCTCGGACGTCTGACCGATCGGAGCCGCCTTGGACGCCACCACCATCGGCGCAGCGCTCGCGCTCGTCGGAGTGCTGTCCGGCTCGGTGGTGGCGTTCGTCGGGAAGCGGGGCGAGAACGCGACCACCCGCTGGAACTCCGAGATGGACCAGGTCCAGGAGGAACGCGACAAGCTGCGCGAGCAACTCACCTCCCGCGACCAGAAGATCGAGGAACTCCTTGAGCGGCGCCTCATCGACCGGGAAGAGATCGCGCGCCTCCGCGTGAAAGTCGTCGAGTTGGGAGGCGATCCGTGACCCGTGCCGAGCAGGCCCTCGCCGGGAGCTGGAGATGGATCGCCGTCTTCTGCTGGCTCATCGCCCTGTCCGGGGCGGCCGTCATCGGCTGGTCGTGGTACAGCCAGCTCGCCAACGAGGCTGACCGCCGCGGCGAAGCCGTGACCACGCTCGCTTCCGACGTCCGGGTGTTGCGCGAGCAGTTGAAGGCCGCGGGCGAAACACCAGCGGCACCGGACCCAAGTCAGGCCGTCGAGGACCTGGAGGACCGCGCACGAGTGCCCGTGCCGATCCCCGGTCCGCGCGGGGAGAAGGGCGAGAAGGGTGACCCGGGCAAGCCGGCGCCCACCCTCACACCGTCGCCGGGCGCCTCGGGGGCATCCGGTGCGCCCGGTCGCCCTGGAGCCGACTCCACCGTCCCCGGGCCGTCTGGCCCGCCGGGAGCCGACTCCACCGTCCCGGGCCCGAGCGGTCCCCCAGGACGGGATGGCCGCGACGGCGTCGACGGCGAGGACGGCCAGACGTGCCCGGACGGCTACAGCCTCCAGGCACCCAGCTACGACCCCGACGCCCTGGTCTGCCGCAAGGACGGCGCCCCCGACCCAGAGCCCGGCAACGGGAACGGTGGCCTGCTCTCTGCCGGCCTCGACCCGCAGCGCCGCCAGTACCCGTAAACGTC